CATCGCTTCTAAAAGTTATAATAATTTCATGCTTATATTCAGTATATTCAATATTCGTAGCATTCATTAATAGCTTCAAAGCTCTTATTAAAATCTCAGGTTCGCCATTACTTGCATTTAAGATAATCTGAGAATATATACGTTTTCTATATTGATTATCATCTAATCCATATCTTAAAATACCTACAGTATCTCCGATCCTATCTAACTGATACCCAAAAGCTGTACTGATATATGTTAAAGTATATAAATCCCAAAAAACATCTTCTATTTCTTGGAGTTCTTCAACTAGAGCTTGTAATAACTGATTGAATTTAATGCTATCTTTATACTGAGTCATCAAATTTTTTTTAGCTCTTTCAACGTGATTTGAAATTTTTTCAATCATAATATTGTGATTTTACTTATATCAGTTTTTTGAATTTGACTTTTATCCATAGTAATATTTGCGTCTAGCATTAGACTTGGTTTTACTTCAATTGCATTACCTCCTATTAATACAGTAGCAAGTGTCACACCTGGTACGTTATATATTGCAGCAAATAATGATTGATATAATATAGTCTCTCCTACTGCAAATTTAGATATTTGAGCTACTACACTGTTTTTAATTATATTATTGCCATTTATTGGAAATTTTGATTCATCCTTCACAAGCGTGATATCTACATATATATACAAATATACTGGTCTTGAAAAACTTATTGTTTGTAAATTTCCAGTACTATCAGGCACTTCAATAGTTACATTTCCATAAGTAGATATAGCGGCACCTTTTGTTTGCCAAATTGTTGAAGCTATTTCATTATCATTTCCTCCAGCTACTAAACATTCGAAACTATGTGGAGGTAATAAATTTACTGTTTGATCAGTTGCATTTTCTATAAGTACTACAGAGCTAACACCAGGTAAATTTGCAACTTTAGCCCTTATAGCTTCTACTGTCCCAGCTCCAATTAAACTTACCGAAGCTCTTCTTCTTATACGTAATTCTTCATCTGTTTCTAAATTTCTACCAAGATTTGGTGATGTTTCATTGATTACAGATATCCAACCAGATATAGGTGTTTGTATATTAGTTAAAGCATTAATCGCTAAAGTAATATATCCAGCATCTTCCGCACTAAAGGTTCCTAAATTACTAACTATATCAATAGATATATATTGAGATATATAAACTTCCATCAAAAGATCATTATCAGTAGTTTTTATATAAAGCTTATCATTTACATTAGAAGCTTCTATCATTTGATTACTAGCATTGATCAAAGTAACTAAATTATTTACAATCGTAGTTAAACTAGCTGCAGGTTGTTTGACATAATTAAAAACTTCATTGTTTATATTAACAAATATAGTAAAATTATCTGGGATATTATCAGCTATAGTTAAAGTGATATCATAACAAGCTTCATTAGATAATTTAACTGTATTATTCAAATTAAAAATAGTATCAACGTTTTCAGCCGTTACTTGGCTATTAAAAGGTATTTCTATTTGGTTTTTACCACTTAATTTTGCTAATGTAGTAGTTTTAGTAGCTTGTATCCTTATCACTCCTATATAGCTTACAATATTATCTAAACTCATACCAAAAGCAGTGTCAGGATACATTGAGTTATAAAGTGCTTCTAGCGCTTCCCACAAAGACGAAGTCTCAAATGTATATGCAGAGAGTAGTTGCATATTAGTTCCTTGTTCATCTGTATTAAAAGACCCCCAGCTACTTGCTAACTTTTCACTTACGTCTTTCATACTGTCTTCAAACATCTTTCTTTTAAATCCAGTCGCCGTTAAACCAAAACTCATGCTGTACCTTCTACAATATTTCCATTCATATCTTTTACTTTAAATGATATAGTTACTTTCTCACCCACTCTATCTCTAACTACTTCTAATTCCATTATTTCTATAATTTCTGGTATAGCTTGAAGTTCTTTGATAAAAAGATTTCTTATTGTCTCATCACTTACCGATTTTGCAAAAACATATTGTAAATAATCAACTCCATTGTCGGGATTAAGAAAACTATCTCCAATAAAGAACAACAATCTAGTTTTGATTTTTTGCAAAGTAATCTCTCCATCTTTAGTCAATCGAATCTCCCCATTTTCTATTACTAGATCATGACTAGCTGGATCTAAATATAAATCTTTAACAATCATGTAGCACCTCCTGTTTGCGCTGGAACCATTGGGCCAGAAGCGGGTTGTAGATATGAATGAGTATGATTCTTTAACGACACAAAGCCTGCTTTTACATCCCCCGTAGCTTCAACATCTCCGCTGACTTCTAATTTCGCACCAATTTTAAATGTTTGATTATTCTTACCAAACGCCTTACCGTCTAAATGTAAATCACCTTTTACATTAAGATTTGTAGTCTCAAAATTCACATTACCCGTAGATTTAAGATGAACGTCTCTACAATTAATAATAGCATCATGCTCTAGATTCACCTCTGCTGTCTTAGATGTAAGTTTAATATGATTTTTAGAATTAATTTCCACATCTCCATTTTCTTTTATTTTAATAGTAGTATTAGCATGATGAATATTTAGATCTACATTATTCTCAATTGGTATTGGCTTTGTGAATTGATGTAATCCCATAATAGCTACTGCGTCTGACAAACTATGAATTCTTTTAGTTTCTGGTTTCTGGTTCGATAAACCATTTAACCAATTACTAATATCTTTGTCTGCAAAAAAAACTATACAAGAATCTCCAACTTGAACTGGCATAGTAATATAAGCCCCACCTGAAGATGGCATTATAATAGGCACGCTTGAGATTACTGGATAGTCTGTTAACTCATCATTATCTTCTATTCTTTTAGAATCTATCTTAACATTAGCTTTTTGAGTTTTAAAATCATAAGATTCAATTATTCCAGGTAAGCATACATTCAGCGAAGTCGAGATTTTCTTTTGAAAAGCTTCTAAAAACTCATTATACATTCTTACTATCTATCTGTTATAATGAGTCTACTATACCATTCATTGCCCCTATTCACCTTTATCTTTCTTTTCAAAATATTTATTTTTAATAGTTCTAGTTGGGTTTTCAATTAACCCAGTTTCTGGCGATAGCAAAAAAGCTTGGAAGTTGGTAGAAGAATTTTTTGTTAAAATCTGTATTTCTCCGTTTTGTATAGACCAATCAAAATCATACTGATTACCAAGATCATTTAGAGCCTCAGATACTGTCCCAATAAAACTATAACCATTCTTTATAGTCTGATTTTTTAAGTTTGAAAACCTAACAGGCAAATTCATTTTTTGAATTATTTTATCTGCTATAGTTTGTATAGATGTGTTTTCACTAAAAGAAAGCTGAATATAATTATTTTTTATAGCACTAAAACCATCTTTAGAATATATTGTAGTTACAATATCTGGCACAGACGTAGAATGTATTACATCACTAACATTGCCCTGTGCTATGTTGATTAAACCTTGATCTTCTGAATAACCACATTTCATTTTAAATAAAGCATATTGCTCACTGCTAATAGCGTTTCTATCTTTTTGAGACAAATTGTAAATATCAATCTTCGAATAATTATTTTTAGTCTCTAAGCTTTTTTTAATCTCAAATTTTATTTTAAGATTCTCTATTAAAAGGTTAGGAGATATAGTTATACTATAGATTCGATTAAAACTACTCATTAAAAAATCTTCAAACTTGACCAAAAAGGATCTTCTTCAAATTCTTCTTTGGGTATATAAAACATTCCAACATCTGTTGCTAAATTATCTTTAGTTATTTTTGTTAAATTATCAGAAAGTGGTAGCACTATTAAATAACCAGTAGGTTTTTTAACGCTTGCAACTAACTTTAGAATATTAGTATAAAAAACTAGAAATATACCTTCTATAATATATTCATCGCCATTCTTTATATCTAAACTCCACTCTTGAGCTCTTTCATTCCACTTAAAAACAAAAGTAAAAGTTTCATTATCTAGAATAAAACTTTCTTCGTAATATAGGTTGTTTTGTAAAGTTATTTGATACATTTTATTTTAAAAACTTGGTAGTATATTTGTTAATCTGTCTAAATTTTGCTTTAAATTTGTTTTAGTTTTTTGCTGATTCTCTGAACTAAGTTTTTGTACATCACCCCTTCCTAAACTAGCAAGGTTAGAAGCTCCAACTTTCTTAGAAGCTATAATCGGCTTAGTAATATTTACTATTTTGCTAGTAACAATATTTACTTGCTTAAGTTTTATAGTAAAACATAAATTATCACCCACTTCATTGTCCCTTGAAAAGTTCAATGATTCTATAGCCATGTTATCATAAGTCTTCATTTTAGCTACTATTGTTACTAAACTTTTGTTTTTCTTTAAAGTCTCTAAACAGTTAAAAGCTAGAATTTGTTTTTTAGTTGGCCCAGTTATATAATTATATATATTAGTTACTATATTTCCTTCTAAAAACCCTGGCAATGTATCAAAATCTCTACCTAACAATGAATCATTAGTTATCCTACCTTCCATAGTTATCAAAATAGGATTCTCATATATATGATCTGATATATTAGACCCACTAGATACTGGATGATTTGTAATTATTGAAGAATATTCTATGATTTCAGAATCTGTAGCATCTATAACTAAATCTGCAATTTTATTTCTAAAACCCGTAAAAGTCTTGGTAAGTAATAAGGCTTGACTAATTGAAGCTATAAGGGTAGTAGA